AGTCAACTCAGCAGCAAATACTGCACTGTCAAATGATGCTGTTGTTAAAGGTTGTGTGCCTAATGACACAACAACGTCGATACGACTTTCGATAGGAACGTCAGCCATTGTTAAACTCCTGTTGGATAAGTTATTGTACTAGAGGATGGAATATTATTTGCAGATAACGATAGTTCTATTGTTTCAATATAACCTACATCGGTACTGTCTGTTTCTACAACTACCACTTCAAAGATACAACTAACAGAACTGCGTTCTTCTAATTGGTTTCTATCTATTGGAAAGTGTCTTTGTGTTACGCTACTACTTCTGAGGTATGAGATATTGTTATCAGCGAACGAATCAAAGTATGTTCCTGCTGATGCCTCAAAAGCGTTAATGATTCTGTTTAAAGCAACTGAGGTTGTACCTACAGTAGATGTTGCTGATGGTGGACGATGTATTGATATGTCTACAATGACTTCATACTTAACTGCATAAATGTTAGTATCTACTTTGTCGTATTTACCAATCTTATTCCAATCTTTAATCCACAATTGAATATATGGTTCATTTAATTTCTGATTACTAGCACCACGTATTGTGTACTGTAAGTTAGGAACTAATGTCTTATCACATAATACTTTGATTCGTGATTTTAATTGGTCATAGATTTCTTGATGATTATATACAACTGCTGTCATATCAAACCCTCATCTTTCTCTATAACCACTACTTCATAATGCTTTAATAATGTTTGCCAGCGTTTTACTTTAACAACTTTGAACCATTTACCTTCAATCATTACTTCGTCAGGTTTACGGTTAGTACCTTCTTGACCTACTTTTAATTCAGTCTCAGTAAACACTGTAAATACGTCTTTGTCTGTATAACCTAATACGTCAGGAGTGAACATATCGCCCTCATATGGTTGTACGGTACAGTATAGAGCTTGAAAGTTTGTTTCTGTTATGCTAGTTACTTCGTTGAAATCATTTCTAACTTCTACATTACGTTTTGCTGGTAATGTTTTTCGAGGTATACCACCTCTACGTTTAAAGGAGGATGACATTAGATTTTACCACCTTAGATTTAACACTTTCATATAATTCTTGTGAAGCAACCAAAGGTGCAGATTGTTGATACTTCTCAAACTTAATCTGCTTCCACCATTCAACGTTGTCTACCCATTCACCAGTGTCTATAGATGCTTGTACGTATGTTTCACCGACTCTACCAAACTGCTTCAATAAGGTTTTGATAGTACCTACACCACACAAGTATTGCCATATTTCAACACCATGTTTCTTGCTTATTTGAAAGTGTCTGTCAACCATATCACCAGCTAAATCCATGAATGGTCGAGCAGGGATGTTCTTGTTACCATAATTCAATGTAGCAGCTAACCAAGCAATATCTAATCCTGAATCTTGGTGTATATCACCTTCAAAGTATCCGTATTGAACTTCGTGAGTATTTAAATCTCTCAGTCTGTTCAAGAACTTCGTCATTTCTTTTGTGTCGATAGTGGCGGTAGATGATATTTTAAATGTCATACATCACCCGTTGTTTGGTAAACCACCAATATCTTCCATGTAAATTTCGTATACTGATTTATAACCAAGAGACTCACTATGCCAATGAGCTAGGTCATACATACTGAAAGCATCTTCGCTTTGACGGATAGCATCTTTCTGTGTGCGAGACACCCCACCTATAATAATAGGCATAAACGCTTTGTTAGAAGGAGTAATACTAGCAGACCCAGATTTGAAGTCTTTCAGACGTTCACTATAACGCTCGTAGAGCTTCGTATAATAGATTTCTACTTGACCCTCACGCTCTCTATCAGCTAATGTACTAAAACGTGTTAGCATTGCTTCCATGAGCGCTACAGAGGCATTGTATACATTGTTATTGAAAGCAACTAACGCACTGTTAATTGAGTTGTCAGAAACGAATTCTGTAGTTGGATCGCCAATGTTCAGTCGTACTTGGTCTTGGGGATTTTGGAAATCGAGATCAATCATTTATAACTTTCCCCTAATCGAAAAAAGGGGAGACTAGCTCCCCTTAAAATAAAGCAATTAAGCTTTGACTAACTTTTGGATCAACAGTGGGTTGAATGGAACCATCAAGCGGTTAGATTCAGAGAACAACTGAGTACCTTTAAACTCGTCACTCACTTCCCACATGTACTCTGGAGAAGCTACAGTGTTGATGTATGACTTAGTTTGTGCTGGAGCGAATACTTCAGTGAACAAATCTACACCTAACGGGATCATGTACGCTTCGTTGTCTGGAATCAGAGCAGTACCGCCAATTTGACCAGCGTATTCAACGTAAACTACGTTGTCAGCGAAGCGAATCATTTGATACTGTTCTTTGAAGTTCTCAAAGCGTTTGATCAGTGGGTCTTGACCATCTAAACCAGCACGATCAACCATTGCTTGAATCCACATTGGGTGAGTGGTTAAGTCAGCCCAGAAGCTCTTACCGCACAGAACTACGAAACCAGAAACACGTTGACCTTCGTACAGATTGTCTAAGATACGACGACGAGCTTGTTCACCGTATACTTTTGGATGAGTAGTGGTGTTAGACAGTGTGTACGTAACTACAGGGCGCGCGCCACCAGTGTATTCTTGGTAGAAGTCAACTGAAGGTACAGTAGCGTTAGGAACGTATGAAGTACCGTTAACGATAGAGTGAGCTAATGCCACTTCACGTAACATATCCCAACCACGCATCAGAGATGCTTTATCTTCAGCAACTACTTCAGCTTCAGCGGCTAATTGGTCAACACTACCAGCCTTACGACGACGTAGTACGTCTTCTGGGCGAATGTGCGCTTGTAAGCCGAATGAAGGGATTTTGTGGAAGTGAGTATCAGTCACAGGGCGAGCATCAATCACTTCACCACGTTCACCGTATGCTTTGTCAGAAGGCATAGCATTTTTGTAATGTGTGAAGTCATGTTCAAACACGTTGGTTTGTAAGAACACTTGGTTCGGGTTAATCATCGAACTAATCAGATCAGGCACATTAGGACGTTCTGCGATTTCAGCAGTTACATCATGCAGACCGTTTAAGTTACCTAAGTCACGAACCAGTGCTTTAGTCAATTCTAAGGTTTGACCGCGACCTACGTTAAATTTTACAGACATTGAAATTTCCTTTAATTATTCTTGTCAAGATATGCAGTAAACGGCTACTATTAGTAACCGTATAAGCTAGATGTTTTCTGTGCAGCAACGGCTTTGATGTCAACGCCTTTAGCTTCCAGTTGACGTTTGATTAAACCTTTACGAGCAGCAACTACGCCAGCATCGAAGATTAAACCACCATCAGCGTGAGTGTCTTTAACACCTACTGGGCCACGGAACAGAACGAATGCTTTAACAGCAGTAGTACCAACAGTAGCAGTGTATTCACCACCGATGGAACCGTTGAAACCAACAACGATACCGATAGCGCCGCCATCTGGCAGAGATGGAATACCAGCAGGAGCAGTTAATACTGTATCAGAAGTGAAGTCTGTATTTTTCAGAATACGATATGCGTCAGTGCCGTTATAAACAACAACTTGGCCTAATTTTAAAGTAGTGTCAGAAGCTTCTTTTAACGCAACTTCCGCGTAGTTAAAATCTGGAACCAAAGAAGTTGAATCAGACATCAACACAGTAGATAAAAATGGTAGAGTAGTAGCAATTTTAGCCATTATAGTTTTTCCTTATTATTTGATATGTTTGAAGATTGCAGCGCGAGACTTAGCTAACTCTACGGCTTCTGAATCTTTAACTTCATTGTGACCTTTTTCAACGGTCAATTCTTGTTCGACAACTGAAACGTTAGCAGCTTGCGCTTGCTTCGCAGATTTCAATACGTCTAATTGCACAGCAACGACATCAGCGTTAACTTTGCTCATTTCATACATAGCTTTTGCTACGTTCTCAAATTTATCGTCAGCTACTAAACCTTTAAGTTGAGCAGCAAATTCGTCAAACTGTGCTTTCTCCTCAGCAGCTTTAACAACAGCCAGTTGAGATTCCAACTCTGTTACTTTCGCTTCCAAAGATTTAACCAGATCAACTTGAGTTGCTAGTTCAGCTTCTTTTGCAGATAATGCCGATTTAGCAAGTTCTAGTTCTTTCATTTGTTCTTCCTTTGTTGTAAAATGCTCGGTAAGAGCGGTTTCAATTGATTGCTGTAATGCAACAATCTCGTTAAATGTAGACTTAGTAATACTCTCAACTTTGCCTTCATTCATTGATTTCATAATAGTGAATTGAGATAAACGAGACTCTAACCATTTAGTATGTTCAGCTTCCCAATCATAATTGTCTTCACTATCTTTACGTTCTTTATTTGCTTTAACGTAAGCTTCGTGTTCTGTTTCAAAACCTAATAACTTAGTTAGAACTTCAGCATCATCACTCCACATATCAAAAAACTTACGTAGAAATTCTTCCATTGAAAGTTTTAATGTGATTTGTTCTAATGCTTTTTTAATTTCGATTGTTTCTTCAACTGGGTTTGCCTGTTTTAAAATAAGAACTTTATTTTGATTTGCGGCAGAACCAACTTCAGGCCCAACTAACGATACGTTATGCGTATCTTTATGAAACTTTAAGTTTCGTAGCAACTTGGTTGCTTTCTGTGTAATTTTATTCGACATCTAATAAGTACTCCACTCCTGAACATTCAATACTGATACCATCATAAGTACCGTCCAAGACTTTATTCCATTCATCATCATTCGGGAAGTGCAGCCACATCAACCAAGTGCCTTTCTGAATGTATTCACCATCTTCTGTAGTAAAGTCGCAAGGAGCAATATAGGATTCAACTACATTAACATCGTTTTCAGTTAGTAATGACTTGTGCATTGTGCCTACTTGACCACAATGTACGTTGTAGTCATGGCAGGCTTTTGCGATAGTCTCTACATCATACCAATGTCCATGTAAGTCAGTTGTTTCTCCTGTCATTGGTTGCGGCTCTAAAGCCACAAATAATGCGAGTTTTTGCATTTCATTGACAGACTTAACGATATGAACTACTTCTTGTTTTATTGGATTTTCTGCATTACTCGGTGCAAAAGCCTCATCCAAGACGTTTAGAAACTTACTCAATAAATCTTGTTTATTCATACACTAATTCTCTTAAGAAAGCATAACAACCTTCCATTTTTATAACCCTAGCTGATGTGGTGATAGGCATTTGATACTTCTTTTCTAGTTCTGAGTACGACAATCCATTAAATATCTTGTCTTTGACCAACGCCACAAGCACTTCTTTGCTGTGAGGAGTTCTTCTCGTCTTAATCGTTTCGGACGCTTTAATCCCCAAGTACTCTCTTTGCTCGCCTTTGAATATTTTACCTAACTGCGTTTCACTAATACCTAACTGTTTAGATAAAACTGCAACTGTAAAATGTTCATTGATATATAACCCATAAGCTCTCAATATCATCTCGTCCGGTAAGCGTACACGACTTGCCTCTTTTATAGATAACAATCTCTTTTGTTTAGCGGAATCACATATATCTCTACCACTCTTACACACGTTGGTTAATACTCCACCTTCCTTATATAACCCATAAGAAGCTATTAAAAATTCTTCAGTGTCTAAGGCAGATTCTTGCGTGTCATGATAAGAAAGTATATTTCTGTGTACTGTCCCATGTTCTCTCAATAATTTTTTGATTTTATTGTTTTTATGGGAATTCGACTTCAATTGAGAAGGTTTCACATGGTTATTTATACGATAACCTTTCCCTTTACCTATGTAGAAAGGTAATCCGAGATTATCATATAAAGCGTAAACATAATACTTATCCATATCTGTTGGAGTTACCCATCCAATGTCATATCGTATAGTCATCTAGGCTTTGTTATCCATGTTAGTAGCAGAATTATTACCATTTGAATTTCCAGTGCCCGATGGCATACCTTGTGCCATTCCGTCACCTACTCTACTTGCATCATTAGGGTTAGCTAAAGACTCAAGGAGTTCCTCTTCGGTTAATTCTTCTAAACTAGATACATTCCACCCACACTTAGTTAGCACATCCATTAGGAATTCTTTCTTACGGGGCATTAAGCCTGTAGCTGCTAAACGTTGTGCTGATTTTGAATATTCTTCAGGGTTAACTTCGTCAAGAGCATGAAGAATCAGAGTAGGAATATCATCTTCTTCAAGGTAAACTCTGTTGATTTCCATAATCTGTTTAACCAAATCATTTTGGACAACAGACTGGATAAACAGCATGTGTTTTTCCATAAAGAAAGCATGTAGGCTTGTCTTAGCATCAGCTAAAGAATAACTACCAGAAGCATCATTACCTAAGTTAATAAAACCAGCACCGAATACATCTAGGATTGCTTTCTTGCGGTCATTGATAATAGTATCAGTGGAAACTGAATTACTACCCTCAATGCCAGTAACAGATACATCGTATGTATATTTACCGTTACCATTTTCACCCTGAGTATCACTACCAAGCATGATAAATGTTTGATCGCCATTATGTACTAAAGCAGCTTGTTGCTGTAAAGCCATCAATGTATTATATTCGTTAGATGTAGAATCTTCAGCAGCTTTATTGATATGTTCAGTAGGTACGCGAAGTGTTAATATCCCACCAATACCTTTGCTAACGCCAGTAACTTCCATAGCCTCTATCAACACTTTCTCTTTCCATGCTTTATAACAAGCATTCAATGGAGAAACACCAATAGGTGAACTATTTTTACTGTCCCACGAAAACAACATGAACTTGTTACGTTTCATATAATCTTCAGGATTCATTGATACAGGTTTTACACTAGTGTACCCTATATTCAATGCTTGTGCTTGGTATTGACGTAAACCGATTACTGTTCTACTATCCGCGTCAAACTTCCATTGTTCAACAGAATGTTGTGAACGAGGAGCAAGCTTCTTTAATTTCCAAGGATATTTAGAATACTTCTTAGAGAAGTTTGGTTCATAGACTTTCTCAAGCCAAGAGAAACCATACTGTAAATATGTAAGGATGTTGATACAACTTTCATACCACGTTACATCTTTAAGATTCTTTAAGTTCCAGTTAAGGTATTCACAGAATTCTTTAGCTTGTGGTTTTTTAGAGTTTGTAGTAAACTTAGCTTTTGCTAGAGCTTTAGTTAGGAATGCTTCAGCAGTACCTAATGCTGCACCAACAGTTGCATCTTGTCGCATTTTCTCGTAACATACGAGATTGTAGGGAGGTGTTAACTCTCTACGCATTTCATTCTGAATCCAAGATCCTACAGCACGAAGGTTTGGAGTACCAACTTCCCCTGTGCGAATTCTTGTAGATTCAACAGAGGTGGATGCTTCAGCTTTAGTGATCTCGATTTGATCCGTATTATCGGACATTTCTTTCTCCGATTAAATTTACATATCAGCTAAAGCAATAGCTTTAACACTTGGAGGGGGTGCAGCGAAAGCACCTAGTTTTGGAACTGTATATACTTTTACAGTATTTAGATAGTTGAACGCTGTACCAACAGCATCAACAAAATCATCATGTCGAGTTCTTGTGGATTTAGTAACACCATCGAAGTTTTCACACTCTCTGTGGAAATATTCTAACGTCTTTCTATCCCAACCAGATTCAACTATGAATACCAAACCATTCTGTACTGCTGTAAAGAAAGGTTCTGATTTCTTAATCTTACTGGCTGTAGAACTAGAAGTATCTTTCTTAGGAATTAAACCTTCAGACATGATGTATTTTGAAAGGTATTCAAATGCTGCTGCGCCACCCGCACCGTTATCTTTGGGGATTACAATGTGAACGTCACTGCCGTCACGTTTACCTTGAGCAACTATTGTAGCATCCCTGTCACCAGTACGCTTACGATAATACTCCCCATTAAGTAAGTAGTAGTATCCGTCTTTAGATTTGGCAACCAGAACACTTGCTGTAGCGTCACAGCCTACCGTAGCAGGTGTATCGTCAGCAGTCGATGCTAAGTCATACCCACGAGCTAACATGCAGCCCATGGGCATCTGAGAAGCTTTCTTTAGGTCTTCTCGTTTGAAGAATATGCCTGTGTCATCGGTGGAAGCCCAACAGCCCATTAGAAGCTGTTTACGTTTACCTTCTGGCATACTATCTAGTTTCTTTCGATACGAACTATCGAGCGTATCTAGTGCCTCGTTGTCGTCCAATGTTGCGGGTATATAAGTGTAAGTCTCAGGATCTTTACCCCAAGTATCTCTTAACTCTTGCTCATCCCAAGACGTGTATAGGACGCCTTCAACAACAACGAAGTATCTAGTCTTACCAGATAATTCTTTACGGGGAAAATCTT